TGGTAAGCACCGCGAATAATAGCCAAGATAAGTTGGAAAGCTGCATTAATAATTGATCCTATTAGGTTAAATATAGATTGATAAAAACTAATTAATGGTTGGAAAGTTGTGACGAACCAGTTATAAGCGCCTGTTACTGCACTAGCTATTGTAGCGAAAACATTAGTTATAATCGTCACTATTCCATTCCATAAGCCACTAAAAAAATCTGTTATTCCGTTCCATATGGTTTTTGTACCCTCGACTGTGGAAGTCCATAACTCACTAAACCAAGTACCTAAACCAGTAAAGAACTGTTTAATAGCTTCAATTGACTGCGATAAGAAGTCTACAAAACTCTGCCACGCCTTTTTACCTGTTTCGGTTTGAGTGAAGAAATAAATCAAGCCAGCAACGACCGCTGCAATTGCCACAGCTATGGCAACAAACGGATTAGCAATAATTAAACCAAACAAGGCTTTTACTGGAACCATAGCCGATTTCGCAACTCTTCCAATAGTTTTAAAAGCGTCTATTACTCCTAATATACCTGTAGCTACCTTGAAAGCTGCAAATGCACTAGCAAGAACTACTAAAGTTCCTTTTAAGACTGACATAGCAGTTTTACTTTCACTAATTTTTTTCAGAAAATCAGCTATTTTTTTCGTTATTTCTGACAGTTTACCAGCAAATACAGCTATGCTCTTTGCTACGTTATCTATACTTGTTGCGTTTTTCGTTGTTTCTGTATTTATTCCAAGAAATGAATTTATGACGTTTCCTATAATAGAAACTATGGAATCAAATGCGCTTTTTATGTTATCCCAAGCCTCTAAAAAAGCTAAAGTGGCTGCATTTTCTTGCAGTTTTTGAAACAAGTCTTGAAAATACTTAACTACATTTGATACAGCTTTACCAGCACTTTCTCCCCAGTCAGACATCTTGTCTATTAAGTCGCTAATGATAGGTGTTAAAGCGTCAAGCGTAGGAAGCAAAGCAAGCGATAATGTTTCGTTAAAACTATCCCATGCGTCGCTTATGGTAGTTACTCCCCCACCACCTGCTTTACCAAGTTTTTGCATAGCTTCGTCTAACATTCCAACAGATATTGCACCTTCTTCACTAGCTTCTGCAAACGAGCTATACTGTTTTAAAGCTGGGTTCATTTCCATAACGGTTGATTTAAGTGCTGAACCAAGAGCTGTGTTATTATCTGTTAGCTGGTTGATGTTTTCAGCCGTAACTTTACCGCTTGCTGACATCTGACCGTAAGCCTGAACTACACCTTTTAATTGTTTGCCAGTACCACCAAATGCTTGGTTAGCTTTTACTAATGCTTCTGTTTTATCAACAGCTGACTTAGCAGTATCTCCTAAACCAATAAAGGTCGTTGAAAGTTTAATAGTATCTTCAGTATTTGCATTTGTAGCTTTAGCAAGATTCTGCATAGATTTGCTTACATAGTCAAAGTCTTGTCCATTGCCTTTGAACTTCATTGTATTTTGCAATGAAATCATGGCTTTTTGAGTATCCATTGCGTCAGATACCCAACCTTTTAAGCCATTACCGACAGCACTAACAGCACTTGAACCAATTTGCCTGAATACACCTACCGCAATCTCTCTAAGACCGCTAAAGCGTGACTTCATGTCCTCAATTCCGCTATTAACACCTTTAGTGTCCATTTTAGCGTCAATGTTCCAAGAGCCTGAACTAATAGCACTCTCGACTTGCTTTATTTCGCTCTCTAGCCTGTTAGCTTGTGTTTCTGCTGTGCCTAAGTCTCTGGTAAGTTGTAGCCATTTCTTTTGACCTTCTGGTGAGCTTTTGTCTACACTAGAAAGTTCTTGTTTTAATTTTGTTGCTTTGTCACGTGATAAGCCCAACTGCGTTTGTAAGTTCTTTTGCAATTGTGCCATTTTATCGGTACTTGTGGGGTCAAGTTTTAGAGCTTCACGTAAGTTTTTAGCTTCTCCTCTAAGTCCTGACATTGCGGTATTAACGCCTTTAAGTGAGTTCTCGAACTTTGTGGTATTACCGTATATCTCGACCTCAAACTGTGCATTACTTGCCATTACATACCCTTTCTTTTACGCCTTTTCTCTTTTTCTTTTTCCTCTTTCTTTTTCTCTGCAATAAGCTCAATTAATTTATAAACAAGTTCTAATTCCATTTCCATAAACTGTGTTATATCAATTTCGTTATTGCCTAAAATAGTCAAAAGTTCTAAGGTTTTATTTTCCTTTACAGTATCTTTCTTTTTCTTAATCAATGAACTAGAAGAAAAGAAGACCATTTCGTCTTCCGTTTCCTCTTTTTCTTGAATAAAAACAGTTTTACAGAAGATGTTAATTAACTCGTTAGTCGTAGGAAGCTCTGTTTTATCGTCTAAGGCGTTTTGCATTCCTCCGTTACAATCTACCCAAAGTATCAGTAACTTATCTGTAAAGCTCTCCATTTGCTCTGTAAAGTCATCAGGAATATATCCAGCGACAAAAGAATTTTGTAGGTCTGCAAAGTCTTTCAAATCTGTAATAAAGTCTGAACCAGTAAGTTCTAAGTATCTAATTGCATGTTTTAAAATCATTTACAGTCCTTTCAGCTCATTAAATTTCTTTCTGCCACAGTTCGACCAGTTCTTTAAGACCTTTACCGTCAGTATCGAACTCAAAGCTAGTACGGAAGTCTGAAAAGTCGCTTTTAGCTTTTACAATGTTATCTTGAAAAAGAGCCAAGTATAAACCATATTGAACAAATTCCATTACATCTGTAATTTCTCCGTCTTCTTTTTTAAGCTCTGTGTCCATTGCCTTTTGTTGTTGGAAAAGATCTTTCCCTGTAATCATTTTAAATTTACGTGCTGTACTCAATTGTTTCGCCATTTTATTTTATATTCCTTTACTTAACCTATTTTTTCCCATTTATATCTATCTGGGTTTGTACTTTGCTCTGTTGATTTATTATCAGTATATGATCCAATATAGCTTGGATAATCTTCGACTGTTGCTTCACTAAACGAAGGCATCCAAGGAGTGGCTGTTGATCCTTCTTCTATTTTCATTTCGGAATAATCAAAAGTTGTTGTATTATCACCCTTTTCAAGTCTTCTAAAGGCTATGTTAGCATTATCATCTGTTATAGTTGGAACTTTACCAGAAAATCTACTATATCCCTTTTGCCCAGCCTTAACGACATTACCACTAAGGACACCATCTGCAGTGTAAAGCTGAAGCCATACATCATTGTTCGATTTCGTTAAGTCTAAATAAGCCGACCCTGTAACGTCTTTGTCCGAAAGTTGTTTGGTATCCCAATAAACTATTCTGGCGTTATCATTTTCATAAATATTTGTAGTTTTGGCAGTTTTGGAAGTTTGGTCGACCAAGTTTAAGTTAGGGTAACTGGTCGTGAATCTATCTTTACCATCTGCGCTATACGCAAATGCTACGTGGTTAGCCCCGTCGGGCACACTAGGGTTTGTCTGTTACAGCGACACCCGCGGAAACATCTTTATAACCTTCTGCGGAGAAGTTAGCGATATAAACATTAGGAGCAAGTTCATTGTTTGTCGCAACATTTCCTTTTACATCCTTAATTACTGCTGTTACTTTTACGTCTTGCCCTTCAGAGTTTTTCAAAGTAGCTGGTAAAACAATTGTTCCGTCATTTTGACCTTTAGTTTTAGTTTGGGCGTTTGCAATAACCGGAGCTACTAATGTAACCCCACCAGCTAGAACTGTGTCAGGTTGCATGATGAACAGTCCGCTTTCCATTTTCTTGGCAAAGTCTTTAGCTTGTTCTCCCCAAATCTCATACTCAATAGCAGGAACTTTTTTATCGCCATTCAAATAAATATCTGATTCAGTCGCTTGTACTGGCACTGTCCATTGAATAGGGTCTACACCGTCTACTGAATCTGTTTCTGATTCTTTTGTAGCTTCTGCTGTTGGTCTCATATTTGGATAAACGACTACACGGTAACCGTCAATAAACTCTCCTGTAACTTTATCACGTTTGCGCCCTTTAATAAGATACTGAACGCATTTCGGTTTCCAATTACCAGTAGGAGACCAACCCAAGCCATTTGCTGTTCTTTGTTGACCTAAAATGTCTTCTTTAAGCGCTTGGTCTGTTTGAATGAATACCATTTCGCCTTGAAG